GCTTGTGCTTGTGCAACAGCGTCAGTGAACAGTTGACGCACGAGAGCGTTCTGAGTTGCTAGTGCGCTCTCTGCGCCAGCAACGTCAGCACCGAACACAACTTCGCCTACAAGAGCACCTGACTCTGTAGCGATTGCTGATATCTGTGAACGAACATTCAACAGTTCAGCGATGTCTCCTGCTGACATACTGAGAAGACTCTTGGCGATCTTGTTACCTTCAAGAACGCCTGCTTGTGCGACCTGTGCGATGATGTCTGAACCGAATCCTGCATCACGCAACGATGTCAAGTTGTCACGGAACTTCGACGCTTCAGTGAGCATCTTGCGTGCGTTGCCGAGCGGGTTCTTCGCTGTGATTGGTTGCATCACAGAATCAGAGACACTCTTTGCAAGGTCACTCTGCTGTTGCTTGAGTGACTCACTCTTTGCGAACAGTTCGTCGTACTTCTTCTGTGCTTCTAATGCTTGATCGAGCAACGTATTCGATGGTGCTGTACTGCCTGTGATCGTTGAGTCGAACTTGCCTGCCGCTATTTGTGCTTCTTCGAGTGTTGACTTGAAGTCTTCGAGTGCTTTCGTTGCGTCTTCGAGTTGTGTTGTAAGTACGTCACGTACGTCAGCCATATTGCTGAGTCGAGCGAACTGTGCCTTGATCTTGTCAATGAACCCTGCGAACTGTGGCAACGTGTCAAGACCGAGACGAGCGGCTTCTTCGAGCGTTGCTTGTAATGCTTTGCCAATATCTTTTGACGAACCTGTCATCAGAGCGTCACGGAAGTCTGTCGACATCAGTTGATTCGTGTAGTCAGCAATGTCGTTGACCCAACCTTCAACCCAAGCAAAGTCGTTCTTCGTCTCAGGCTTAGAAGAACCACCACCGCCACCACCACCGCCGCGTCTCGGCTTTGTTTCTAGTGCGATGAGTACATCGTTCAAGAAAGTGAGACGCTCTTTCAGACGACCCTCAAGAGAACCGCCAGCCTGAACACCACCGAATTGACGCAAGACGTTAGCGATCTGTGCTTTGACTTCGCTCACGTCCATCGTGAAGTACGCGACGATCTCAGGTGATAGCCCGTCAAGAATACCGATTGAATCAATCAAGTTGAGAATCTCTTGACGATCAATTCCAGCGGCATCAGCACCAGCCAACAAATTGTTATACATACCGACGAGAGTCGGTACGACATCTGTTGCAGAACCACCAAGACTTGTGACAGTGCCAATCAACTTGACCATCTCACTCATCTGCTTGCGTACGACTTCTTCGACACCACGACCACCGTCACCGAGATCAGCGAATCCGTCAGTCAGTTTCACTGACGCTTCTTGAGCGTTGATCAATGCCATTTGTAGTTCGTTGCCAGCAACGTTCTCCAATATCCCAAGACCTTCAGCGACGTTCATGATTCCTATCTTGCCGTCTTCGCTATTGAGACGTAGAAGTTCCATAATGCCACTGAGTGCTGTGAGTGCGTCCGTCGATTGTGTTGCCGCTGTCGCTTCAACGATCATCGCTTCGGTGACAGGTCGCAGACTGTTCAACACTCCGTCAGCGGCGACACGAACTTTCTCAAGAGCGTATGACCACACGTCGGTGACGCCAGCGGATTCTGCTTCTGCAATAGAAGTCAAGATGAGACTGTTGAGATATTCCGTACCGAGAATGTTGCTCAACCCTGCAACCGACTCAGTATTCGTGAGCATCGCTTTTGCGTTCTCTTCTAGTTTCTCTCTGTTGTCGTCGAACGCATCAGAAATGTTGTCAAGTGCTACTATCGAGGCTAACAACTGATCGCCGTTCAATTTGCCTGCACGATACTGATCGAACAAAACGCCAACTACTGTATTGCTCGCAACGTTGAACGAACCCATGACTTCGATCATGTCTTCCATCTGAGTCTGTGTACGTGTGCTGTTGTCAGTTAATCTGTTCATCTCGAAGGCTATTTCCCCGTAGGCATCAGTCCCGTTTTCAGTAGCCGCCCGAACATTCTCGATACTGATTCCCGTATCAAGAATTGCCTTAGAAACACCTTCAGCACCAAGTTGAGCAAGAACAAAAGCGTCGGCACCTGACTTAGCACCAAGCGGATTATCTGTAGCCTGACCCTTGAGTGCGGCATACTCGTCAATCAAAGCAGTCACGTTATTTGTCAGATTCGCCGCTTCGTCACCCGCATCTATGAGAGCACTCGTCAAGTCTTCTTGACGTTCTTTCGCTTGCTGTGCGTTCTGACTGAACGAATACCAAACAGCCGCCACAGCGACGACAGCCAAAGCAACACCAGCGATGATCGGACCAGCCGCCGCAAACTGTGCGATCGCACTCGTGAACGCTGTCGTCGCCATAGCCGCTTTCAATGCGGCCCACGCTTTCACTAACGAACCGAGCATGATCAACAACGGGCCAGCGACAGCAACAAGACCGGCGAACACAACGATGATCGTCTTCATGAAGTTTGGCAGAGCGTTGATCGCTGTCATAACTTTCTCGAACGCTGTCGCAACAAACTTCAATGCAGGCACAACGATCGGTACAAGAACTTGACCGAGACTGATGAAAGCATCTTTCACTTCTGCCATGACTTGCTTCATCTTGAAAGCACCAGTCGACGACATCGCTTGGAACGCTTTGTCTGCGTCACCTGTGTTGTCAGCAAGGTTTGCGAATATCTGTGTCGTGCTGTCTGTTGCTTCACCGAACATACTCATGATGCCTGTCAACGCACGCACGTTGCCGAAGACTGCCGCTTGTGCTTCGTCGTTATCACCGAACGCTGTTGTCAGTGTCTGCAACGCTGAGAGCAAGCCTTTCTCTTTGATCTGTTGACGTAAGCCTGCACTACTCAGACCGAGACTGTTCATCGTCTCTTCTGCTTGTTTGGTTGGTTGCAGTAACGAAGACAAGATTCCACGTATCTGAGTTGCCGCTTCGCTTGCGTCTGTACCGTTACGACTCATAGCCGCAAACGCCGCACCGACTTCGTTGAAAGAGACACCCATCGCTGACGCAATAGGAAGAACTCTAGGCAAAGCACCAGCAAGAGCGTCTGCTTCCATCTTGCCTTCACGAACTGACGCAACCATCAAGTCTGTTGCTTCTGCCGCAGATAAGTTCTCGATACCGTAAGCGTTCAACGCAGACGACACAGTGTCAGCAATGATGCTCGTATCGCCCATACCGATCGCTGATGCTTTCAACGACTGCTCAAGAACTTGCATCGCTGTCGCACCGTCGATACCTGCTGACGCAACGAAGTACAAAGCGTCAGCGGCTTGAACAGCACTGCCACCGTATTCTTTCGCCATTTCACGAGCGGCGATACCCATGTCAGCAACTTTGTCTTCAGACAAGCCGACCATCGCCACGATCGACTGCATCGAGAACTCAAAGTCGTTCGCTGTTTTGATTGCTTGACCGCCTGCGAGCAACATCGGTGCAGTCAAAGACATTGACATCTTCGTACCGACAGAAGTCATCTTGCTACCCATGTCGGTGAACTTGTTACCTACACGAGACGCACTGTCAGCGGCTTGAGTGATCTTCTTCGAGTCGTTCGCAACCTTGCGAGCCATCTCATGATAAGCAAGACTGAACTCGTCAACGCCGTAAGACGCTTTCTCGTATGCCTGTTCAACTTTGCTGAGAGATTGCTTCGTCTCTTGAGCAACCTTCTGAACTGCTTTCTCAGCCTTCGCCGCACCAGCAGACGCATCTTGACCGATCTTGTCGAACTGATCGCCAAGAGTTTCAACAGTCTTCTGAGCGGCTTTGACACCAGCGATGAGCGGCTTAGAGTCAAGACCGAGAACGACGTTGACTGTGCCGACTGTTGCTTGTGCCATTGGTTATCTTCTCGATCTTGACTTTGCTCGCTGTTGTTGTTGTTCTCGTTCGCTTGCTTCAATCTTGAACAACGCACACCACTCAACGAACTCTGAACTCGTCATCGTGTCCATAAGTTCGCCGACTGTCATACCTAGTTCACGTGCTAGATGGAAGTAAGATCGTCTTTCAGGTTGGCTTCGCCCGAATCTGTCGGAGAAACCGAGTAAGACTTTCCCGCTTCATCGATTGCCTTCTCTTTCAAGCCTGAAACTTCGAGACAACTTGTCACGAGACGATCGATGACAGCACCTGACTTCTCAGTCATGAGCCATTGCAAGTCGTCTTCAGTGAACACAGGTGAACCGTCTTCGGGGTCGAGACAACACGTGACGAGAATCTGCCCGTACACGTTCTCGATCTTGTCGCCATTGTCTGACGTGTCTTGACTAGCCGCAACGAACGATGCTCGCTGACGCACAGTCATTGAACGCACTTCAATCGATACGTCCCATTCAGGGATAGCGATGATCTCTCGATCGAGGTCTTGCGCTGATCTGATCTTGTTCTTGATGTTGGACACTTTGGTCACACTCCTATGTTGTTTGTTTGTTATTGAGATCAGTACGTGGTGCGACTGATTGAGCCAGTGACCTGAAGATCAAGG